AGTGTGGTGACGATAGCATTTAGTTCACTTTCAGTTTTAGTGGTGCCTGTCAGTAACTCGTACAATATCCCTTTCACATATTGAATGAGTCGGTTAATGTGATTGTCTGGTGTGGTCGTACGCAAATCATTTAAAAGGGTGAGTTGGCTAGCCCCCCAAACATTCGTTTCTGCGACGAGACCATCTATAAATATAGTTCGGTCCGTACCCACGTCCGGTAATGGGTCAGTCTCGAGTGTAGTGATGATAGTATTTAGTTCACTTTCAATTTTAGTGGTGGGTGTAAGTGACTGGTACAATATTCCGTTTATGTACTCTGTGAGCTGTTCTGTGAGAGTTGTTGGTGTCGTGGATGTACGCAAACTGGTTAAGAGGGTACTTTGTTCGGAACCCCAAACACCTGTTTCCGCTTCGAGATTAGAAACATAATCATTACGATTTATTACTATAGACGGTGTCGGGTCCGTCTCGAGTGTGGTGATGATAGCTTGTAGTTCAACATCAGTTTTAGTAGTGGGTGTCGGTATGGTGGACAATGTCCCGTTTATGTACTCTACGAGTTGTTCTACGAGATTCGTTGGTGCCGTGGATGTACGCAAACTGGTTAAGAGGGTATTTTGTTCAGATCCCCAAACACCTGTTTCCGCTTCGAGATTAGATACAAAATCATTACGGTTTATTATGATAGACGGTAAAGGGTTCGTACTAAGTGTGGTGTTGATAGTATTTAGTTCACCTACAGTTTTATCAACATATCCTACCGCCAGGGTTGATAATACACCTTTTACGTACTCCGTGAGTCGGTCAATGTAACCTGTTGGTGTATCCGAGCGCAACTCTTCCAATAGAGTGAGCTGACTTGATCCCCAAAGACCCGTTTCTGCGACGAGATTCGACACAAATTCATTTCGGTTTTCTTGTATCGGTGGTAAAGGGTCTGTAAGTGGGGTGATAACATTACTAGTTAAATACGTGTTAGAGAAATTAAACCCTCTGACTGAGGTTGCTACACCATTATCTAACATGATCGACTTGGGTGTGGATACAGCACCAATAAACGCCTTTAATGAGGTTACATATGTCCCATCACTCCCTGAAGGGGTACGTAACAGGTCTAGGTTAGCGAGTTCGGTCGACCCCCATATACCTGTACCCAATGCGATGAGACTATCTATAATCGGATCGCGTTCTGACTTTGTAGCGATGGCGAGTATACTATCGAGTGTTGCACTGAAACCAATTTTTAAAATATCAATTCTCGTGTTCACCTCCGGAATTAACGTGGATGTATCATTGAAACCTGGGACACGTAGCGCATTTAATGTAACTACCTGAGCCGAACTCCAAACACCCAATGCGATGAGACTATCTATGAGCGGGTCACGAGCTGCCTGTGTAGTCGCAGCCACTACCGCATTTAGGGAAGTCACGATATTCAAACTACTCGGGAGACCAGCGATGTACGTATTCAGTGCGGCGACAAGAGCAGTTTGCCCTATGAATCCGGGTACAACTAGGCGTAAATTATTTAAAGTGAATATTTGATTACCCCAATAACTTCTCGTTAACAATTTCTGTATAATATCATTTTGAATAGACTGAGTGATGGGCACTTGTGTAGATGTCGCTTTTAGTTGGGTTATGTAAGTAGTGTCATTCGCTGATGGAATACGTAACGCGTCTAACGTGGCGAGTTGATCACTGCTCCAAACACCTAACGCGACAAGTTCAACTATGAGGGGGTCCCGTTCAGCCGTTGTGGTGAGAGTAGCTATAGTATCAAGTATTCCGTTCACACCATTTTTCAAATTATTGAGGGTGAATTGAAGTGTCGGTACCTCGTCAATCAGTACATTCGAATACTCAATTAGACTATTTATGACGTCTGCACGACCAGAAGCTCCGGGTGTGAGAGAAGTTAAACTATTCACGAGTTTTATGGGATCATCTCGCCATACACGAAACTGACGTAACGCTGTGACGCGTTCCAGTCGTGCCGCCGCAAGGGTACCCGGAAACTCTCCCAAAACAAAGATTATCCCCTTAATCCTTACCCTTTGATCGATATCACCGGAGACCGTTAAGATAGCTCACAAGAGTGGGTATATTTGCATCATTAAAGGCGTTTCGTAACGTTTCTAAAAGAACGAGTTGAGGACTACCCCAAATAGTTGCCTCTGCCCCAATTCGGATCAGTCCATCTACGATCGCACTACGTTGAGCGTCTGTCTGACCAGTTAATGTATTCAGTACCGCGACCATCCCTAATTTTAAGATATCCGATTGGACTGTGAGATCATTAAGATATCCTGCGAGCCCGTTGACAACGTTGAGCTGTTCTGGTGAACCGGGGACAAGCGANGACAGACCAACTAAAAAATAACTTAACTGTGCCACGAATGTGCGGAGTTGAAATATGAGTAAAGACTCATTTTGCACATTGGGGTCTATCAAGCTATTTAAAATTGTAATTTGATCCACCCCCCATACATTTTGAAGGGCGAGGAGAGAAGCTATAATGTTACTGCGCTCAAACTGATCAGTTATAGTTGGAAGCCTACCTAGTTCTGTATCCACAGTAGTTTGTGTATTTACAATTAGATTGGGTATGGTATAAAGATACTGAATGAGCGCGGTTGTTGCGGCTGGTATATCGGTTGTATTATCCTCCACACCTGTTAAAAGGGTGAGTTGTGTGGGACCCCATACAACAGTTTGACGTAACACATCCACGACGTTTTTTCGTACTCCTAAATCCGTCACACCGGTCAGTCTACTCATAGCGATGCGTATAATTTCTTCCCAAATTGAAATACGGTAAAGAGATTGTCGAAGATCATTGATAATACTAACTTGAGAGGATGTCAAACTATCGAGAGCGTGTATCCGATTCAAAATTGCTATTTGGTCTTGTGTCCAGTGACCGTATTTTTTAGCAACGAAAAAGAGTTCTTTAACACAATTGGCGAAATTCAACTGAAATGTACCTGTTTTAGATCGCTCATTAATCAGAAAAACATTCCTCTGACGTTGTTCGAATAAAATATTAAGAGGTTTACGTTGTAACATACACCGCTCTTGTTTATCTAAATGAACGAGGTCTAAATTGACTGTGAAATTATTCAATTCGAGTTGTTGTAATATCCGGTTGTTTGCTTCGGGGTCCCATAGTGTAGCATCACCCAATTTGTTCTGTGTCGCGAATAGAACGTCGATAGCGGGTCGCAATTTGATGCGGAGGGACATTTCCTGATTGTATATGGAACATAAAGGAAATCCACTTCCCGGGCGTCGGTGAAAATAAAAAGGAATATGAATCCTGTATTCTTCTGTATTGAATGGGTTGATCCCTCGTGTGTTATACTGTCCATCCAAAAATTCTTGTACGAACTCGGATTCCCCACTTCCCTGAAACGGGTTTCCGTGTAATACATTGACACTCGATCTATACGATTCAGATACGTTCAATTCACGGTCTATGAATATATCATCACCGGTGACCGTATCGATCTTGTGTTCACCGACGTATAACTCGACATAGTCGATCACAGAGATTCCAAATACATCAACAGGATAAAGATTCGATCCCAATCTTGCGACATCGGTGGGGTCGGCGACGAAGGATAGTACAACCCCACGTAAGATATCACCATACTTCTGAGGAATGGGTACATCCAAAAAATCATCTGTGAACACCTTTTCTGGGAAGGTTATCTTATAATTTTCTGTGGCGTAGTTTGTGTGCTTACTATATTTTTTAGTAAAAAACGAGAATGACGGGTTGGCGCTTAAAGAGCGATCTAATTCACCTGTCGCCGCGATCAGGACTCGACCCGCCATATATAATATGTGTCATTAATATTTTAAGCCGGATAATCCACTCGCGTAATGGAGTATATTGTAACTCTTCGCGTAAATTTGAACTTCTGTAACGTTATTTTCTGGATCCGATGATACACCTTCTTCTGCTGAGAATGGGTCTGAATAGTCCAGTTTGATTCTACATCTTTGGTCGATTATACGACTGAAATTCAAGTGTCCGGATGGGATGTTATCTAGGGGGTAGAGGGCGAAGGAGTAACTCGCGATCTGGTCACGTGTTTCTAGTTGATAACGAACATATGACGGCGAACCATTTACGTTACTATACACGACATTCCCGTCGACTATAGTTAAACCATCGAACGAAACATCCACATTTACACCAGAAATCGAATTTGTAAGGGAATTCTCGGGAACCATTTTCGAATAAGGTTCCTTGAATAGGGATGTGTTGTTCAGGATCATTTCCATTTCTTTAATTTTTGTATTGAGCATGTACTGTATCAATGTTTCATTACCATGATACGCAAACCGTCTTGATTTCTTCGTTGCGATAAAATAAATTGTTTTGACCGGATGATGAAAACGTAAAGTGATCTCATCTTCATCCTTTGTCCTTGGTATATCATGCCTTTTCAATTGTATCTGTGTGATCAATTGGTTTATCGGGGTACTTTTTAAATAATTCAGTTCGTCTCGATCAAGGTACGCGTACGTCGCCAATAGGGATGCTGTTTCTATTCTCGCTTCTGTCACGAATGGATTCAAATATGGTCGAACAATTTTATCCAATTTTTTGAACTTGATCCTGATGTAACAACCCTGTTTCGTGAGTTTACATAACAAGATTGAAGCTGGTAGATTATTATAGAAATAAAACGGTAAATCGATGTACATCTGTCGTAAGGTCCACACGTTATCGTTATTTGAACCATATGGATCCTCTTTTCCGGTTGCTAGAGGTACGATAGTATCTCTAAAATTATAATCAGTTGCATGATATTTATGGTAAAGGTAAATCCAGTCACCCGTGAGCCGTTCGATATGCGTACCTCCTATAAAGAGATCGGCATACTCGATGGCGTGGATACCGACAGTAGGTGTGAATGGGTCATCGTAATTACCAGTTGGGTTTTCTGCCGTGGGTGTGACACCACCCAATGGGTATGTATTTGATACAGACGCCTTGAAGAAAAATTTATATCGAAGTGTCAGGTTCGTGAGAAGATCACCCATATCTATTGGTATGATACACATCGTATCCTGATCGAATTCTGCATTGAGTAATGGGTGCTCTCTCACATCGAATGCGAATTTCGTGTGTCTCTTAAAAATAGTCGAGAAATGAGAATAGGTTGGGTTCCCTATCACATACATATCCTGTATCCCAATAGTACCTAATGTCAGTTTTCCTGCCATCTCTACTTAACTATAGTTTTTATTTTTAAGTTTGTAATAAAGACCCATTGTTGAATACGAGTGTTTTGTAACCCGTGTAGTACATATGAAATTTATATTCCGGGTTCTGGATACTCTTCCCGTTACCGTATTTGAGATCGATATTGTTTACCAGTTCTAAGTGTAAATTAGTCTTTTCTGATTGTAGGGCTGAAAAGTCGAGAAACCCCGACGGTGAAGTACTTTTAGGGAATAGTGCGAAATTGTACGAGTAAACATAATTAAGTAAATAATTGGGTACGGGTGGTTCGAATAGATAGTTATTTGATATATCAGTCCCCGATCTCGCCATTTTCGCACGCGAGGGGACGTAACTGAAAAAATATTCCCTGTCGTTATTCGATACGTTTGGTATGCGTTCACCATTTAGTGTGAAATAAGCACTTTTTAAGAGATGTGGTTCGGATTTGTCTTTGATCTGCCCTCGGGTAAAGTTGTAACGATTGGCGGTCGTTGAGTAGTACCATTCGTTTACATACGCTGGGTCGTCTACGGGTAAACTTCTATACTCATCCTCATTTTCATATCCCGCATATCTAAAAAACCAATGGAAACACTTGACTGGAATACTCGGTTCCAATTGTACGATGAATTCTCGCTTTTGCGGTTCGAGTGGGATACTGGAATGTCTAATCACAAAATCATATGTAATCTCATTATTCGGTCGGGTGAAATATAAACGTTCTTCGGGAGAAAGTGTGATTTCCTCAGTGATGACTTTAAAGTTCTGTATTTTTTTAGGTGGAGGTGTTGCCGGGAGACCTCGGCTCGTTAAATTATCTGATGCACGCTGGTTATAGAGAGTGAAGAAGGATTGTTTGAAAAACTCGATTTCAAGTGTAATTTTCTGTTTATGGATAGCACACAAGGGGAAGGGTGTTTTATTTTGATTGTTTTCTGAATAGGCATCACCACCGTAATTATGTGAAAAGAAGAATGGTATATGAATAAATACATCGTTACTCTGTGCGTCGTTTTGGGCAGAAGGTTGAGATGTTTCACCCCCAGTTACATTTCGATTATATAGTGTATTTGCACTCATTTTTTGTGATTCGGTCGTGTACATATTATCATGAATGATACACCAATCTGCTGTTATTTCTTCGACTATCTGGGTATCAACCTTAAATTTGATATTTTTGATTAGTTTACGACCGAGTAATTGCATATCCCACGCCCAATACGCAATCTCAGGTAGTGTAAATGAAGGCAACGGTATATCTCTCAAGATAATACTCTTTATGGTTTCTGGGAGTACTGCGAATACAGTTGAGGAGAGTTGGGATAATATCAAGGCATCCGTGATGTCCGCCCCAACATCTCTGGGTCTTACCGCGGTGCCCCTGGTTACCGGTGATACTCCACTGATTATATCAATAATATAGGATGGAGTCGACGGGTACGTTGTAAGTAGATTCTGTGCAGTGACTGGATCGGGGTCATTTCCATCCCCATTTAGAATACCTAGCAGTGCATCGAATACGGGTGTAGCGAGACCGAGTGTGGATAATACCACATTACCCGGAATATTTACTCTAATCCCCCTGAGTACATTAATGATACTGATTTGAATCGGCGAAGTTCTATCATCAATTCCCAATGTAGTGAGAAGATCCGGACCAGGGGTCACAGCCACATCCCTATTTAGAACTTGTATCAGTGCTGTGAGTATGGGTGCACTGAGACCAAGGGTGGACAATACCAAGGTATCCGAAATATCTACCGAAATTCCTTTGAGTACATTAATAATACCAATTGGAATTGCAGTAGTTGCCTGATTAATCGCTAATGTATTAATAAGTGCTACACCAGGGGTTGTGGTTGGGTCACTGCTCAGAACACGCAATAATGAAACCAATACAGTCGCAGTAAAATCCGTATTGATAGTAAACAATTCCGCGGGAAGAAACGTGAAAATCAAATTATTGAACTGATTTTCAAAGGACAAGAAGTATTTGAAATCTGGGAACTGGAACGCGGGGAGTATAATACCAGCTAAATTTGGGGCACCTGCGAGCCACCATTCTCTAAACGTCGCATATCCAAATTGTACTAAAGTCTGACCACTAAACAACATTTTCTGCAGGGTTTCGTTGAAGATGATATCATCAAACCCCCATGTCGGTAATGTCAATTGGATCCATAGATTATTTAAGAGATCCCCCATGTATTGAGGTTTCAATTCAACTCGGATTGTTTCACCGAATGGCCATGTCGCTGCGATACCTTGTGTTACTGTGTGTACGTTATGATACTTTCTAAATTCGGAATGTCTCTTCGTTTCATATTTAAATAAGGAATGTTTAGGGTCTTTGGAAAGCAAATGTGTATCTTGATTTCCAATAGCCTTTAGGGAAATCTTAGCGGCTTCACCCATGCTTACTATTGTTTACATATTTTTAATATCTGTTTTCCACATCGTTACGTGACTCGTCTTCATCATCTTCTCCAAGTCCTCTTTCGCCTGCTTCGCCTCATCCATGAGCGCCCTGACGCGTTCCTCCGTATACTCGACCGTCTTCGTATTGAGGAGGTAGTCCCAATTCCCATCAATCTTCGGGAATATGGGGGACATCTCTTCTTCAAGTTCAACCTTCTTCCTCTTGAACACCACCAATTCACCTTCGATCACCATGGATACAAACTTGGACTTATGGTCACACATCACCGCTCTTTTCTC